AGTCTTGGTACTAATGAGATTAAAGAAGAACCACCTAAAGAAGAAGTTCAAGCAAATGGAACTGCAGAATCATTAGGAACATTCTCTATTGGTAACGTTAAAGACTAATGGAACCACCAATACGTAGAATACAAAATATCAATAATATTAGTACCTATCAAATCCCTGATGTACAAAATGTGTATATACCACGTTGGATGACTACACAACCTAATGTTGATTACTTACTTCCACCCGTAGTAGTTAATATTGGTAATCCTATTGTGGATATACCTGGTTGTGTAAAAGCACATAAGGATAATAAAAAACATAAGACTGGCATTCCAATTGATAAGGATCTGGTTAAGAATGATTCTAAAAATGCAATGACTCTTTGTCCTGATGGATCATACCCTGCCTATCAGGCAATGAATTATGAACCAGATCAGTTGTTAATGACATATGAACAGAAAGCACCTCCTGTTGCTCCACCACCAGAACCAGATCTTAATACACCAGAGACACCATCTATACCTAAGACAGAAGGTGATCCCGAATGTCCAGGCCCTACATCACCTCGTATCGGTGCTTTAGGGCCAAGTGAAAAAGAAAAAGTGGTGGGTCATGAGTTACAAGACACACCACAAGGAAAAATATGTGTAGCATTATATGAAGATATTGGTATAGTAGAAGCATATCTACCCTCTGCATCAGTTGCATCTACAACGGCAACTATCGCTTTGGTTGCTACCTCTTCCGCACTATTAGCAAAACCTCTAGCAGATTTACTACTAAAGGTTTTTAAGCCTGCAATAAAACAGGCAATGGGTAAAATTAATAAACTACTTGGTAAGACTCCCTATAAACCTACTCAATCTGAATTAAGAACAAATGAGTACCGTGTGAAGAAAGGTTTACTTGGAATCAATTTTGCCAAGGATTATGCTAAGAGAATGAAGAAGGAAAAGAAAAAGAAATAACTAAGGTTTTCCAGTCTTTACTTGTGTCTCTAAAATTGCATCACGAATAATTCTTTGTAACTGTCTACTTTTCTTTCTACCTAGACCAGCAGATGTATCAATCTTAACCTTAATCCAATAAAGTCCAGTCAATACTAGGATAAATGGAATAGCATCTGCCCATGAGATCTCATTCCAAGCCTCTACCACATTCAACATTGAAAAAATCATTTAGGAACCTCTTTACGATAATCTTTTGGGTTTGTAGTTCTAACAACACCACCTGTTGATGTAGGTAGCATCTCTTTTAAGGCACTACGAACTTCTTCTCTTACTATGAGTTGAAGTTCTGTTTGTTTTGCCTTTATTCTTTTTTCTGGCCCACCAGTAGCCGTGTCGATAGCATAATTGCCACCCATCACAGTACCAGTACCAACAACCGCAATTGCCGTACCAGTACTAGTAATCTTTTGTAAGTCCATTACTTCTTAAGTTTCTTACAACCAAATTTAAGTACAGAACCTACAACTAATATACCCACTACTATACCTACACCAAGACCCCAACTAATACCTTGTGGTTCTGGTTCAATAAGTTCCTGAATAACAGGTACTTCTTCTAACATTTTTGATGCTTCCTTTGGTATAGGAAGTTCTTTAATAATTGTGTCCATAATTTTTATTTAGAATGTTGGAACTCCGAATCCGTCAGCTTCAGGTGCAGAAGCTTGTGGTTCAGAAGAAGGAGCAGCAAGATCATTAGTTCCTAGAGGAAGTGCTCCTCCACCTACAGCACCACCTAGATCCCCAAAAGATCCAGTAACTGCTTCCATAACTTGAGATTTAACTCCATCAACGATGGATGCACGATTGACGTATACGTATACCCCACTACCAACAACGGCAGCAGATACAACAGTAGACGCAATAGCAAATACATTAATAATTTTTTGCATGATAATTATTCGAGTAATTTATTTATACAACAGGTGGTTCTTTATCTTTCTTAGGATCAAGTTTTGGAGGAATGTCTGCGGCAATAATTTTTAATGGCATTTGTTCAATTCTAATTGTCTGAACTGTTCCACCACTTCCTCCATTACCGTTACCATTTCCGTTTGCATTACCATTCATCTTCATTGTTCCATCACCCTTCTTGGATGCGGTTTGAATGCCAAAGCTAGCCAGAACCCCAGTAAAAACCGAAGCTATAAATGTTGGATCTATTTTTTGTTGAGGTACGCCAGGTATGGCCACGTAATTTAAGGTCAAAATTCCGCCACTCCAAATCAACACGCCCATTCTGACGGCTGTACTAATGATTGCAGCTTGCTCTTCTTGATCAGGAAGAAGTGCATCCTTTGCTTTAGCAAAAATACCTTTCTTTTTTTCTTCCTTAACTTCTTCCTTTACTTCTTTAGTTTTTTCAGTCATCTAACTTCCCCTTTTTGAGTAGTTTTTGTAATTCAGCAGTTGACCCAACAAAAAGTGCATTTGTTACATTATTTGGCCCCTTATCTTTAGGTTCCTTTATGTCTTTAACCTTTTTCTGTAGGTCTAATAATTTATCCGTGGCATCAGCCACACTTTTGATTATCTGTCCAGTAACTTCATAAGCTCTAGCAGATCCACTCTCCTGAGAGATTTCCATAATACCATCAATTGCCTCTTGACCTTTCTCTATTAATGAATAAAGATTGCCACGAGTGTACTCATAATCACGATCCAAATCATCCTTTTCATATTTAACAGATTTCACATCTTCAATTTCAATTGGTTCAGATGTATCCTTTACAATATCAAGAGCATTATCAATTTCATCAAATTTCATAATTTATACATCCTTTTGTTGTGAGGGGGAATATTCTTTAAAGTCTGAGTAGAAAGAAGACATTTCATTAAATCCAAAATCATCACCTGAAGCGATAAGTGCATCATCACCAGTAAGTGGTAATGTAGCATCTTTAGATCCACTGATTATATCTATGGTAGAACCAGATACATGATCTATCACATTGGTTCCATCAACACCTCTGTATACAGTAAGTTCATTTGCAGCGATAGAACGAATCTGCATATTCTCACCACTAATGGTGATGTAATCATCTACAGAGAAGTTAGCAGAACTATTAACAGAAAGTACTGTTTGTTCTGCAGCTAATGCCTTATTGAGTGCATTAGTATTGTCATCGTTATAATCTTTAACTGCCCTTGGGGTTGCAGAGTATCTCTGTTCACGTTTTGCAACTACCTTATTAGTATCTGTAAAGTAATCAACATTAACTTTCTTGATAAGACCGTCTGGACTATCAGCAACTGCACCAAACATATAAACTTTGGCACTAAATTGCATAGTCGTAATCATTGCACGACGATTATCAAAACTACCTTCATAATCATCACTCATATTAATACTTTCTAGAATGATGGGAATATCTCTTTTCTCGTTTATTGATGAAATTAAATTAAGGGTAATACTAAGTCCTGGTTGGAAATATGGAAGAATTTGTTCCGTTATTTGTAACATATCATCATTCAACTTAGTAGCAATACTAAGCATAAATCCTACATTATATGGAACTGGCATATAAACTTTCTTTACATTACCTGCAGTATCCGAATTTAAAGTTCTGAATGTCTGAGTTATAGATGCTTTACGTGATGGATCATAATTTAAAGTTGTCATTTCAAATGACATACGAGGTAAAGTAATTGCAGGTCTACCTTGTACAGTAGGTTGTTGTTCTATCTTTGCAAGAAACTTCTGCATTGGCCCATATGCCAATGGAACTTTCATCCTACTGGTCGTAGCTCCATCATCAGCTTCATGTCTAATTTCTATTCCATTAAAAAGTGTACCAAAACCAATAACGGTCTTTCTCAAAATTTCGTGATAAAAATACTGACCTAACATTGTTTTTCCCTATTGAATTGACTCAGATCCGCCTATAGTTGTATGACCAGACGTAGCTATCTTATACATTTTTTCATGCATGGTTTCATACATGTCTTCCTCATAATCCAAACCATCATCTTCCCAAGATTTATCAGTTGCTATTGGCATACTATCATGGGGGTGTGGTGTGTCATCAAACCAATCATCGAGTGGTAATCTATGTAGTGGTTTTTTAATGGACATCTTACTATTTAGAAACTACCGAAAGGATTTGATTCTGTAAAATCAACAAGTCCGCCGTCAGCTTCATTTTCTATGATTAAATTATTTGCAAATGCATCGTCTTGGAAATCATCTTCACCTATTTTGTATATTGTATAACTTGCGGTTTGACCCATACCTGGAAACTCATTAGTTGTTGCAGATCCAACAACAACTTCATTTAATGCAAAGTTACCTGCCATATTACCAATCTTAAGAATCTTAGTATCCCAATCCCAATCTTTAACAACTGCAGTAGTAAGAGTACTTTGACCTTTAATAACTTCATTCAAGAAGAAGTTACCAGTTCCCATACCTGCAGATCCTGGTGCTTGAATAGTTATAACTGGAGCAACAGTATATCCAAATCCTGCATTAGTGAATCTAATATCACTAATAGTTCCACCAGCACTAACAACTGCAACAGCTGTTGCATTTGCAGTAGAGAGTCCAGATGGAGAAGTACTAATTGCAACAGTAGGAGTATGTGCATACTTATTACCTCCTTGTTGAGTACCATCTAATAATATCTTAACAACATTAGTACCTATACCTGCAATAGCCGATGCACCAGAACCACCAGCACCACTGAAAGTAACTGTTGGTGCCTGAGTATAACCAAATCCTGTGTTTGTTATTACAACTTGTTTTACAGAATATGATGTAGATCCAGCACCTATTGCAGTTGTAATAGCTACAGCAGTTGCATTTGCAGTAGGAGTTCCCTGTGGAGAAGTACTAATTGCAACAGCAGGTGGACTTGAATATCCAAAACCATCATTAAGTAATGTAATCGTATTAACACCATAATTGGTGGTTATGCCCGAATTAAATTTAGCTGTATCACCATATCCAGTAAGTGTTAATGTTGCAATATATCCTTCATCCTCTGCATTATCATCAATTTCTGCAATACTTGTATCAATAACTGCATCCTCATATTCATACAATTCACAAGTCAATTGATACATATAAAGTTTACCAAGTTGGTAGAATGGATTCTCATGTTCTACAAACTTAATTTCAAAAAGACTATCTGATAATGGAAAATATATTAAATCTCCTTCCTTTGGTCTAGATGTTAATACAGTTTCATCTGCACCATCTGTATAAAAAGTTCCTATAAAATCTTCATATCTTTCCTTAGAAACAACAAGAGTTAATTCATCAGTGGTTCTTACACCAAACTTTGTCATTAGATCTCCAGATCCCTGAAAACCTTCATAGTTTTGAATATAAGCTTCTAGTGCAAAACTATCATCAAATCTTGCAACAATATTTTCTTTCATTATATTATCAGTTCCTACAAACTTTCTAGGCATGTAGAATACATCTATTCCATAGATCTTCAACTGTTCATTGATA